ATGTTCTCGCCCGTCACCCCGATTCTCTCTGCCGGTACGTCCGATGAGGCGGCGGCACTTGTTCTGTCGCGGGTGCAGGCCATTCAGACAGTTCTTACCGCGCTGGCGCGCATGGCGGGGGAGGCAGCTGCGCCTGATCTGCAAGGGCTGGGTCAGCGGGCCGAGCTGGCGGCGGCGATGACCGATCTGAACCCCACGCGGCTCGCGCATGTCGCAAACGAGCTTGATGCTACTGCAGCCGCTCTGCAGGCGGGCTTCCTGGCGATCGAAAAGGCCCGTTCGCAGGGGCATTTCGCGCAGGCTGCAGCACGGCTGCTCCATGCCGAGGCGCGCGATGCGTTCGGCGTCACTCTGGCCGCAGCAAGGGCCCGCCCCATCGGAATGTGACCCGCGATACGCTCGCGGCTTCCCTTTGTTCCCCTTTTGTATTAGCACATGGGCATGACCGATGCCTATCCTCCTGCCGTCTCGCCCATGAATTCCGACCTGCTTTCCGACGCCGGCGCTGTCGGAACGGCGGGGCCGCCAATCGGTGCTGCGGCCGTGGCTCGCGGCATTGCCCGGCTGTTCCGCCGGAACCAGATCTGGGTCGCGTCCGAAGTGGCCCTTCCCAATGGCCGCCGCGCCGATCTGATGGGAATCGATTCGCGCGGAGGCATCGTCATCGTCGAGATCAAGGTGTCCCGCGCTGATCTGTTGGGCGACGCGAAATGGGGCGAGTATCTTGATCATTGCGACCGGTTCTATTGGGGGCTGTGCCCGGCGCTCGATACGGCGCTTGCCTCAACCGACGCATTCCTTCCCGAGGTCACCGGGCTGATCGTTGCAGATGCCTATGATGCAGAGATCATTCGGCCTGCCGCCACCCGTCCGCTGGCGGCCGCAAGGCGCAAGAGCGAGACCCAGCGGCTTGCCGCGCTGGCGCTGCGCCGGCTCAACCTGATCCAGGACCCGCCACCACCCGACGAAGTATACTAACCAGATAGGTTCATTTGTCTTGACATCGTCACGCTGATTAGGTACAAATCCGGAACATCGAGAAAAAGCGAGTCGCCTGGGGCCTTTTCGTTCCGCCCGCTTTTCTCGGCCCCTACGCATCAGCGCGGAGAACCTCTTGTCCGATACATTGTCGGAGGAATGCCTGCGGGCGTTTCTCGATCATCTGGCTGAAACGTCGAACGTTTCGGTTTCGGCCAAGCGCGCCGGCGTGTCGCGCTCGGCGGTCTACCGGCTGCGCGCGACCAGCCCTGCGTTCAGCAATGGCTGGCAGACCGCGATCGCCACCGGCTATGATGAACTGGAATTTCGCATGCTCAAGACCGCGCGCTTCGGCACGATCAAGCCGGTCAAACGCCCCGATGGCAGCATGGGGCGCGCCACCGAATTCGATGATGCGCAGGGCCTCAAGCTGCTGATGGCGTACAAGGCCAGCATCGAGAAGACGCGCGGCGATCCGGTGCCCGACCCGCTGGCGGCGAAGGGCGCGCGCGAACAGCTGGCTGCCACGCTCGAGCAGATCCGCCAGCGGCTCGACACCGCCATCGGCGTGCCGAGGCCAGATGAAGCTGCGACGGCAGACCCGGCATGACCGGCCTTTCGCTGGCCGAAAGGCTGGCGGCGATGCCTGCCGATGCGATGCGGCGCTATATCGATGGGCTATCGGACGGAGCAGCGCAGGAACTGGCGCATCACTGGCGGTTCTGGGCGCGGCCCGAGCAGATGGCGCCTCCCGGCGACTGGCGCATCTGGCTGATCATGGCGGGGCGCGGCTTCGGCAAGACTCGGGCGGGTGCGGAATGGGTGCGCTCGATCGGCGAGAGCGCGCCAGACGCGCGCATCGCCCTGATCGCGGCCAATCTGGCGGAGGCGCGCAGCGTGATGGTCGAAGGGCCAAGCGGGCTGCTGGCGATCGCACCCGATTCGCTGCGCCCGGTCTGGGAGCCCTCGCTGCGCCGTCTGCGCTGGCCGGGCGGGGCACAGGCGACATTGTTCTCGGCTGCCGAACCCGAAAGCCTGCGCGGGCCCGAGCACAGCCATGCCTGGTGCGACGAGATTGCCAAATGGGAGAATGCCTCGGGCCGGGCGATGGCCGCCTGGGATAATCTGCAGCTGGGATTGCGCGTCGGGCCGCTGCCGCAGGTGGCAGCGACCACGACGCCGCGTGCGGTGCCCCTGGTGCGACACCTGCTTGCCGACTCATCGGTGGTGGTTAGCCGGGGCAGCAGCCACGCCAACCGCGCGAACCTGCCGCCTGCGTTTCTGGCCGCGGTCGAGCGGCATTACGGCGGGACGGCGCTGGGCCGGCAGGAGCTGGACGGCGATCTGCTCGACGATATCGAAGGGGCGCTGTGGAATCGCAGCCTGATCGAGTCATGCCGCGTCCGCTGGAGCGCGGAAGGCTTTGTCCGCATCGTCATCGGCGTCGACCCACCGGCGGGGTCGGCAGGCGATGCGTGCGGCATCATCGTGTGTGCGCTGCAGGCAGACGATCGTGCCGCGGTGCTGGCCGATTGTTCGGTCGAACGCGCCTCGCCCGAAGGCTGGGCGCGCGCAGTCTCGGCAGCGTCCGATGCCTGGGGCGCAGACCGGATCATCGCCGAGGCCAACCAGGGCGGCGAGATGGTGGGCGCGGTGCTGCGCGCTTCCAATATCGCTCTGCCGGTGCGCCTCGTCCACGCCAGCCGGGGTAAGGCGGCGCGCGCCGAGCCGGTCGCCGCGCTCTACGAGGCTGGCCGCGTCATCCATTGCGGCACCTTCGCCAGGCTGGAAGACGAGATGTGCGGTCTGATGGCGGGCGGCGAATACCAGGGCCCGGGCCGCTCGCCCGATCGCGCCGACGCCTTGGTGTGGGCGCTGACCGAACTGATGCTGGGACGGCGCGGCACCCCGCGCATCCGATCGCTGGAGGACTGACATGGGATATTGGAAAGATCTGGCCCTCGCGCTGAAGGGTGCGAGGGGCGAACGGCCGCCTTTGGCGCGCGCGTACACCAGCCCGTGGAGCGTGATGCTCGCCGACCCTCCGATGTCCTATTCGGAACAGGTGCGCGCAGGCTATTGCGACAATCCGATCGCGCAGCGCGCGGTGCGGCTGGTCGCCGAAGGTGTGGGCGGTGCACCGCTCGCCAGCTCCGATCCCGCGATCGGAGTTCTGGTTCAGGCCACCAGCGCAGGCCAGGGGCTGCTCGAAACGCTGGCAGCGCATCTGCTGCTGCACGGCAATGGCTATGTGCAGATCTTGCGCGATGCCGATGGCCGCCCGGCAGAGCTGTTTGCGCTGCGCCCCGACCGCGTGTCGATCGAGCCCGACGCGCGCGGCTGGCCCGCCGCCTATGTCTACCGGGTCGGCGACAGTGCCACCCGGCTGGCAGCGCAGGAAGGCGATGGCGCGCCGGTGGTCGTCCATATCAAGGCCTTCCACCCCACCGACGATCATTATGGCCTGGGGTGCCTGGGCGCGGCGGCGCGCGCGGTGGCGGTGCATAATGCCGCCAGCCGCTGGAACCAGGCGTTGCTCGACAACGCGGCGCGGCCCTCGGGCGCTCTGGTCTATCGGCCCGATGAGCCCGGCGGGGTGCTCTCGCCCGACCAGTTCGACCGGTTGAAGGCCGAGCTGGAGGCGAGCTTTGCCGGGCACGCCAATGCCGGGCGGCCGATGCTGCTCGAAGGGGGCCTCAGCTGGCAGAGCATGGCGCTGTCGCCCGCCGACATGGACTTCGTGGCGCTCAAATCGAACGCCGCGCGCGAGATCGCTTTGGCCTTTGGCGTGCCGCCGATGCTGCTGGGGCTGCCGGGCGACAACACCTATGCCAACTATCGCGAGGCCAACCGCGCATTGTGGCGGCTGACGCTGCTGCCGCTGGCGGACAAGATCACCGCCGGCATTGCCCAGGGCTTGCAGCATTGGTGGCCCGATGCCGCGATCGGTGTCGATCAGGACCGTGTGCCCGCCCTGTCCGAGGATCGCGAGCGGCTATGGGCGCAGGTGGGCGCGGCCGATTTTCTTTCGCCTGAGGAAAAGCGGGCGATGCTGGGGATTACCAAATCATGATGGAGAGCGAAGACATGCTCGCCAGCCTGCTGGCGCAGGCGGCGGAGGAAGGCGCGGACCTGGCGACGCTGCGCGCGGTCGTCGAAGAGGCTGGCGATCTGGGCGCTGGCCGTGCGCTGGCACGGATCGGGCTTGCAGACGCCAGCGCAGGCGAGGATCTGCGCCAGTTGCGCGAGCTGCTGCAGGCGTGGCGCGATGCCCGTTCGGGTGTCTGGGGCGCGATGTTCGACAAATTTGTGCGTGCCGTGATGGCCATCTTGCTGGCCGCGCTGGCGGTGCAGCTGGGCGTGGGTGACCTGGTCCAGTGAGCATCCGTGTGGCGGGCTATGCCGCGCTGTTCGACCGGATCGATCGCGGCGGTGACATCCTGCGACGCGGTGCGTTTGCCGGATCGCTGGATGCCGGCCACAGGCTGCCGTTCCTGTGGCAGCACCGTCCGGACCAGCGCATCGGTCGGATCGACCTGGCGCATGAGGACCAGCGCGGACTGCGGATCATCGCGTTGCTCGACGAGGCTGCGACCGAGGCTCTGGCAGCGCTGCGCAGCGGCGCCGTGACCGGCCTCAGCTTCGGCTACCGCGTCCGCAAAGCGTCGGGCCGGCACCCGCGCGAACTGCTCGAACTCGACCTCGTCGAGGTGAGCCTGGTCAGCGTGCCGATGATGCCGGGGGCCAAGGTCCATATGCTGCGTTGAAGCCCGTAGCCCCGCGTTCTTGCCCCGCTCCGGCGGGGTTTTTTGTGCTCGAAATCCGGGGGTGGTCCCCGTGTGATCCCTGAACGGAAGGATGAAGTGATGGAAATGCCCCCCAATCCGATCGAACTGAAGGCCGATGCCGATCCGCTGGAAGCATCGTTCGATGCGATCCTGCAGGCCGAAGAGCATGAGGAACGGATCGCCGCGCTCGAAACCGGTCTTGATGGCGTGAAGGGCGAGGTCGAAGCGATCCAGGCCGAGAGCATGACGATGCGCGAGCGGATCGAGCGGCTTGCCCGCACCGGCGCACGCCCCTCGCTGGGCGGTGGCGAGGGACCGGCGCCCGAAACCAAGAGCTTTGTCGACCAGTATCTGCGCCGCGGGCTGGAAACCGGGGTGAAGAGCTTTGCCGCCACCACTGGTCCCGATGGCGGCTTTGCCGTGCCGCGCGAGATCGACGCGATGATCGCGCGGACCCTCACCGACATCTCGCCGATCCGTGCCATTGCGCAGGTGGTGCAGACCGGGACCGCAGGCTATCGCAAGCTGGTCACTACCGGCGGCACGCCGTCGGGCTGGGTCAGCGAGACGGCCGCGCGGCCCGAGACCGACACCCCTGCCTTTGCCGAGATCGCTCCGCCCAGCGGCGAGCTTTATGCCAATCCGGCGGCGAGCCAAGCGATGCTCGACGATGCCGCGTTCGATGTCGAAGGCTGGCTGGCGGGCGAGATCGCCGAGGAATTTGCCCGGGCAGAAGGCGCGGCGTTCGTGAACGGCACCGGCACCAACCAGCCGCGCGGGTTCCTGAACGGAACGCCGACGACGCAGGATGATGCCGCACGCGCCTTCGGCGTTCTGCAGTATATCGCCTCGGGCGCAGACGGCAATTTCGCCAGCACCGATCCGCAGGACCGGCTGGTCGATCTGGTGCATGCGTTGCGCCCCGCCTATCGCCAGGGGGCAAGCTTCGTGATGAACTCGTCGACGCTGGCGCGGATCCGCAAGATGAAGAGCGATGACGGCGCGTTCCTGTGGCAGCCGTCACTCGCGGCTGGCCAGCCCGCCACGCTGCTCGGCTATCCGGTGGTCGAGGCCGAGGACATGCCTGATATCGCCGCCAACAGCCTGTCGATCGCGTTCGGCAACTTCCGCGCCGGCTATCTGATCGCCGAACGCACCGCGACGACCATCCTGCGCGATCCGTTCACCAACAAGCCGTTCGTGCATTTCTACGCGACCAAGCGGATCGGCGGTCAGGTGATGAACGCTGAGGCGATCAAGCTGATGAAGTTCGCCGCGAGCTGATCACGCGAAAGCCCCCGATTGCCGGCAGCCCCTGGCGGAGGCCGGCAGGATGCCCGCGCGGTTATCCCCCGCCGCGCGGGCATTTTCCCTGACCGGTCCTGCAGTTCGATCCAACAGGAAAGGCATTTTGATGCCCCATCTCTTCTTTGCCGATCTGGTGCGCGAGACGAGCACCGCGACCGGAACGTCCTCGCTGGCGCTGGCAGGCGCGGTCCCCGGGCACCGCAGCTTTGCGGCAGCAGTCCTGCCGGGCAGCCGGTTTCATTACAGCATTGCAGGGGTGACCCATGAGCAGCAATGGGAGGTGGGCGAGGGAAGCTTTGCGGATGGTGCACTGACCGATCGCAGCGTCCTGGCGTCCTCGTCCGGCAACGGCCTGGTCGATTTCTCGCCCGGTCTCAAGATCATTACGCTGACCGTGGCGGCAGACTGGTTCGCCGCGCGGGAGGATCGATCAGATCATGCGCATGGCATCGCCGATGTCGAGGGTCTGCAGACGGCGCTTGATAGCAAGCAGGTTGCGGGCAGCTATGCCAGCGCCAGCCATGGCCACGGCATTGCCGATGTGACCGGGCTCCAATCGGCGCTGGAGGGCAAGCAACCGGCGGGCAGCTATGCGGCCGCCAGCCATGACCATGCCAGCCTGCAGGTGGCGGCTGGCACGGCGGCCAGCCCGGCTTTGTCGTTTGCGGCCGATCCCGATACCGGCGTCTTTGCTCCAGGTGCGGATGCGCTTGCCATCAGCACCGGGGGTGCCGAACGCGCCCGCTTCACTGCCGATGGGCGGTTGGGTGTCGGGACGATATCGCCGATGGGCGCGGCCCATTTTGCCTGGAACGGCTGGCAGCCCGACCTCAACCTGAATGCCGCAGTTGTCCTGAGTGGCACCTTCGGCGGCGGCCTGCTGCTCAAGGACGGGATATCTTCGGCCGGTTTCTGGACCGCCGACTCCGGCTTCAGCCTGATTGTCGGGATTGGCGAATCCGGCCTGACCGCTGCCCTGGAGATTCGGCAGAATGTGCTGCAGCCGGTGGTGGATTCTGCCGCGGCGCTGGGTCATGCCAGCCGACGCTGGTCCCAGCTTTATGCCGCGACCGGAACGATCAACACCTCTGACGCGCGCGACAAGCACTGGTTGGGTGCGCTGAGCCATGCCGAAATGGCGGCCGGGCGCGAGATCATTGCCGAACTGGGCCTGTTCCAGTGGCTTGCCGCGCGCGAGGCCAAGGGCCCCGACGAAGCGCGCCTCCACTTTGGCGTGCGCGCGCAGAATGCCTTTGCCATTTTGACGCGGCACGGGCTCGACTGGCGGCGTTATGCCTGGTGCTGCCATGACGCGTGGGAGGATGAGGATGGGCCGTGCGAGCGGTTCGGTATCCGGTCCGATCAGCTGGCGCTGTTTCTGATCGCTGTTCTGGCCCAGCAGATGGCCGATCTTTCGCCAGATGTCACCGAGGTGCCCGATGCCGGGGCGTGAGGCGCTGGCTGCGGCTGCCATCAGCAGCGTGGCCGTGCGTCGCGGCACGACAGCGGCAACCGGCCCGCTGCCGCAGACGGTTCGATCGCAGCACGGCGCTGCCGCAACCGCCACGCCCCAGACGATCGCACCGCGCCGTCCCTGACCGGGACGAGGCAATATCCCGCAGAAACCAAGGAGCAGCCAATGAGCCTGTTCATCAAGGATCCCGACAGCCGGATCGATTATCGCGTCGATTGGGGCGCAGCCTATCTGGGCGCGAACCTGATCGCCAGCAGCCAGTGGCAGGTATCGCCGCAGGAAGAAGGCGGCGTGGCGGTTGCGGCATCGGGCCATGATGGCCTGAGCGCGCTCGTGACGCTGACCGGCGGGCGTGCCGGGGCCAGCTATGCGCTGACCAACCGCGTCACCCTGACCAATGGCGAGATCGACGAGCGCTCGATCGCCCTGAGGGTGGAGCAACGCTGATGAGCCATGTCACCAGCGAACCTCCAGCGATCGCGCCGCTCGCCCTGGCAGAGGTCAAGGCGTTCCTGCGGGTCACCCGCGACGAGGACGATGCCGTGTTGACCGGACATCTGCGCAGTGCTGCCGGCATGTGCGAACAGTTCATCGGCCAGGCGCTGCTGGTCCGTCCGCACCGCGAGACGCTGGCGGTGGCGCGCGACTGGCAGCGCCTGAGCGCGCGGCCGGTGATCGCCATCAACTCGGTCAGCGGCCTGTCCGCCGATGGCGAACGGTTCGCGCTGGCGAGCGACGCCTTTGCGATCGACATCGATGCAGGCGGAGGCGGGCGGGTGCGCGTGCTGCGCCGTGGTTCGGCCAGCCGTATCGAGGTGCTGTATGTCGCCGGACTGGCGGCGCACTGGGGCGATCTGCCCGAGCCGTTGCGGCAGGGCATCGTCCGGCTGGCTGCGCATGTGCATCTGGCGCGCGACGCCGGCGATGCCACGCCGCCCGCAATGGTCAGTGCATTATGGCGCCCCTGGCGCGTGGTGCGGCTGTGACGCGTCGCTTCGGCTCGGTGCTGCTGCGGCAGGCCACGCGCATCGGCGAGCGTCGGGCGGAACGCGTGGCGGAGCGGCTGTGTGACGAGATCGGCGTGATGCTGCCTGATGTGTGCATCCTGGCAGAGAGCGGGCGCGTGCGTCTTTGGGGGCGCGGATTGCTGCGCCGCTGGATCGGCGATGCCGCGCTGCGCTGGCTGGGGAGGTTGCTGCGATGAGCCTGGAACAGGATTTCGCACGCGCCGCCATCGACTGGTTGGCCGGCGATGCGGCGCTGATGGTGCAGGTGAACGGCGTGTTCCACCGCAGCCCGGCGCGGATCGCGGCGCCCTATGTTTTGCTCGACGACGTGCTGGCGACCGATTGGGGCACCAAGGACCGCGCGGGGCGCGAGGCGCGTCTCGCCTTCACGGTCCGCGATGGATCGGATGACGCTGCGCCGGTCTCCGCGATCGCCTCGGCGCTGGAGGCGCGGCTGCTGACCATGCCGCGCACCGGCACCGGTTTCCGGCTGGTCAGCCTTGTACCCTTGCGCAGCCGCACCGTGCGGATCGGCGACCTGTGGCTTGTCACGCTCGACTACCGGGCGCGTCTCCTCAGCCTGTGATGAAAGGATAATCGAATGACCGCAGAAAAAGGCAGCGCCTTCCTGCTCAAGATCGGCGATGGCGCCAGCCCGCCTGTCTATCGCACCGTCGCCGGATTGCGCACCACGCAGCTGGCGATCAACGGCGAGCCGGTGGTTATCACCCACAAGGGCAGCGGCGGCTGGCGCGAGCTGCTGTCGGGCGCAGGCGTGCGTTCGGTCTCGGTATCGGCCGCCGGGCTGTTTCTGGGATCCGACGCGGAAAACGCGGTCCGCGTGCATGCCATGAACGGCACGCTCGACGATTACGAACTGAGCTTCGAAAGTGGGGCTCGGATGCGCGGGCGCTTTCTGGTCGCGAGGCTCGAATATGCCGGCGACTTCAACGGCGAGCGCAACTACACGCTCGCGCTCGAAAGCTCGGGCGCGGTGACCAGCCTGTGAGCGGGACTGCGAGCGCGAACCCTGCGCGCGGCGAGGCGATGCTGCAGCTGGGCGATCACGCCATCGTCCTGCGCCCCGGCTTTGCCGCCCTGGTAGCCGCCGAGCAGGAAATCGGACCGCTGTTCGATCTGGTCGAACGCGCGGCGGGTGGGCGGATGGGGCTGGCGGAGCTGGCTGCCCTGATGTGGCATTGCCGCGTTGCAGAGAGCTGCCCGTTGGACCGCGAGGCCTTTGCCGAGGCGCTCGCCGAGGTGGGGTTGGTCGCGGTGACGCCGGCGCTCAAGACCCTGCTCCGGCAGATCCTGCAGGGCCGATGAGCGCTGAGCGTTTCGCTGATGCGGCGCGCACGCTGGCCGGGATCGCCGCGCGCGTGCTGGGCTGGCGGCCCGACGAGTTCTGGGCGGCGACCCCCGATGAGCTGGCGGCGGCGCTGACCGTGCCGGGCGATCCCGACGTCCAGCCGCCTGAACCGCAAGCGATTTCCGCGCTGCGTGCCCAGTTTCCCGACACCTGCGGAGACACCTGATGGATGAAGAGATCGAGCAGCTGCTGGTCAGCGTGCGCGCCGACACGCAAGGGTTTGCCCGCGACTGCGGCGTGATGCGCGGTCAGATCGACGGAACATTGATCGAAGGGCTGGGTCGTGCGGGCCAGGTGCTCGAGCGCGGGCTGCTGGCGGCGCTGCGGCGCGGCTCGCTGGGCTTCGAGGACCTCAAGCGCATTGCGCTGGCCGTGATCGAAGAGATCGCCGCAGCGGCCATCAACAAGGGGCTGGCGGCGATCGGCTTGGGCGGTACGGGCAGCGGAGGAACTCCCCCCGTCGTCGGCCTGCTATCGGGTCTTCTCGGGCTGCCGGGCCGCGCAACGGGTGGCCCGGTATCGGCCGGGCGGCCGTATCTGGTGGGCGAGCGCGGACCCGAGCTGTTCGTGCCCCATGGCTTTGGCCGGATCGAGCCGCGCGGCCAGGGGGGCGGACGCGATGTGCGCATCGCGATCAGCATCCATGCTCCGGCGCAGGCGGCTCCGGCGGCGCTCCAGGCATCCAGCCGCCAGGTCGCGCGCGCCGTACGTCGTGCGCTGATGGAGGGGTGAGGCCATGCCCTATTGGCTGTGCGATGCCCGTCGTGACCAGGCGGCAAGCCATATCCAGCGATTCGATCCGCGCTTCTGGACGGTGAACTTTCCGCGCCCGATGATGGCGTCGGTCGTCACGACAGCGCCCGATGCGCTGCGCGTCGATGTGCAGTTCTACAATCGCAATGCGCTGGCCGGGCTGATCTGGGAAAGCGAGGACCGGTTCGATCATGCGCTGCTCGGCTATGCCACCGACCGGGATTACAGCCGGACCACGCTGACGTTCCACTGGCGCTCGTCAGGGGTCAAGCCGCTGGATGCGGTGCATGGGCCCACGCTGACGATCGAGGGACGCGATGCCACCGGCGCGGCAAGGAGCTGGTATGTGCGGCTGTGGAACTATGCCAGCGGAACGCCCGAGGATGCGGTGATCACGCTCCCGTTCTCCGCGCTGTCAGGCGGCTTTGTGCTGCCGGGGGAGGCGGACCCGCTGCACCCCAGTGACATCGACCGGATGTTCATCTCGCTGGTACCTCCCAGCTATGATGGATCCTCCGGGCCGCTTGCCGAGCCGCTGGACGGCTGGGTGGAGATCACAGGTATCGCCTGTGGGGGCGGACGGAGCATGCTTGAGATCGGCGATGTGCTGGTACCGCCGCACGGCCTTGCAATGGCGACGGCCTATGACGACAGCTTCAACCTCACGCCCGCACGCATCGTGCGCAACATCATCGGGCTGGGTTATCGCGGATCAATCAACCATTATGTCGGCATGAGCCACTATTTCTCGCTGGCGCACGTCGGTGAGCAATGGCTGGTGACAACCGAGGGGGGTGCGATCAACCCGCCGTGCGCCGTGTGGCATCGCAGCCTCGCGCGCGAGGCCAGGCTCTTCGGTCTAACCCCGATCATGTCGCTGTCCTACGAGCTGTTCGACGCACATTGCCCCGCAAGCTGGAAGCAGCGCGCCGAAAATGGCGATCCGGCGCTCACCGGCTGGGTGCCGCCTTCCACCCTGCTCAGCCCCGCCCATGGCGAAGCGATGGCCTATCTGCAGGCGGTCGGCATCGCCTTTGCCGCGATCATGGCAGAGGAAGGGCTGCCTGTCCGTTTTCAGGTGGGCGAGCCATGGTGGTGGATCATGCCCGATGGCCGCATCTGCCTCTATGATGAGGCAGCCGCTGCTGCATTCGGTACCGCCAGCGTTTCGATCCCGACCATTCGTGCGCCGATGAACACCGCGCAGCAGGTGATGCTCGATCAAGCCGGTGGGATGCTGGCGGCATCCACGCTGGCGCTGGTCGATGCGGTGCGTGCGGCGCTGGATCCGGTGCCGGTGGAATCGCTCGTATTGGTCTACCTGCCGACGGTGCTCGATGCGGCAGCGCCCGATGCCCGGCGCGCCAACGTGCCTGTCGGCTGGGCCTGGCCCGCGTTCGATGTGCTGCAGCTCGAGGATTACGACTGGGTGATCGAGGGGCGCTTTGCCGCGCAGCAGACGGGCCTGGCGTTGATGCAGCAGCGGCTGGGCTATCCGCTGGCGCAGCAGCACTACATGAGCGGCTTTGTGTTGCTACCCGAACAGGCGGGCATCTGGTCGTCGATCGCGCGCGCAGCCGATCTCGCCAAGGATCGGGGTGTGGCAGAGACACTCGTCTGGGCACTGCCCCAGGTCACCCGCGACGGCTTTGTCTATTTCGATCTCGAAGCAGAAGGAGACGCGAACGTGCAGGCGTTTGACGATGTGAGCTTTCCGCTGCCGATCGGGCGCGAGGCGCAGAGCACCAGCCGCTTTTCGACCCAGGTCTTCCAGTCGGTGAGCGGGCATGAGACGCGCAACAGCCTGTGGGCCGACGCCAGCCTCAGCTTCGATGTCGGACCCGGCATCCGGTCCGAGGCCGATTGTGCCGAACTGCTCGCCTTCTTTCGCGCGCGGCGCGGTGCAGCACGGGGCTTCAGGCTGCGCGACCCGCTGGATTGCAGCTCTGGCGAGGGTGCAGCAGCACCGCATCCTGCCGATCAGCTGCTGGGCGAGGGCGATGGCGTGCGCTCCGAATTTGCGCTGATCAAGCATTATGGTGATCCGCCCGATGGTCAGCAGCGGCGCATCACGCGCCCTGTGGCTGGTTCGGTCAGCGTCTCGCTTGGCGGAGCGCCCGCGAGCGGATGGACCCTGCAGCCAGGCGGCATCATCGCCTTTGCCGATCCGCCCGCTGCGGGCGTGGAAGTCCGCGCCGGCTTTCTGTTCGATGTGCCGGTCCGCTTCGCATCGGATGAGCTGACGGTCAGCGCGGCGACGTTCGCGGCGGGCGAAGCGGCCTCGGTGCCGCTGATCGAGATCCGCGAGGCGACATGAGAACCCGCTGGTTCGATCGCCCGCTCGAGACGATTGCCATGCTGTGGCACGTGGAGCGCACCGATGGCATTGCGCTGGGCTTTGCCGCGCACGATCGCGACCTGACACGCGCGCACGTCGTCTATCACGCCGCCCCCGGCATGCTGCCTTCGGCCATCGAGATGGACGACGGCTTTGATCCGCTGGACATGGATATCGGCGGGGTGATGAGCCACCGCCTGATCCGCGCCGACGATCTCGATTCCGGGCGTTGGGACCATGCTGCGGTGCGGATCGGTCTGACCGACTGGGTGCGTCCAGAAGAGGCCGTGCTCTGGTTCTGGCATGGCCATCTGGGTGCGGTGTCGATGCACGGTCAGAGCTTTTCCGCCGAGCTGCGCGGACGCAAGGCGCGGCTGGATGAGCCCTATGCGCCCGTCACCTCGCCATCATGCCGCGCGACCTTTTGCGGACCGGGGTGCGGCCTCAGCCGGGCCAGCCACGAACGGATTGTCGAACTCGCTTCAGCGGGCGAGGACGGCCTGCTGTTCGGTGGTCTCGATGCCGCCGACGCTGGGTCCCATGTCCATGGCAGCCTGCGCTGGATCAGCGGCCCCAATGCGGGTCTGGGTGGGCCCGTCATCGCGCAGTATGACGTCGCCCTGCTGGTCGACGCCAGGCTGGCGGCTATCCCGCAGCCAGGGGACCGGGCGCTGCTGATCCAGGGTTGCGACAAGTCGTTGACCACCTGCGCCGGACGCTTCGGCAACGCCGCCAACTTCCGCGGCGAGCCGCATCTGCCCGGCAACGACCTGCTGACCCGCTTTGCGACCTTCTGACATGACCGATGGTGACCGCCTGGCTGTCGCTGCGCTGGGGATGGTGGGCGCGCCGTTCCGGATGCATGGTCGCGATCCCGAAACCGGGCTGGATTGTGTCGGGCTGGTCGCAGCCGCGCTGGAGGGCATCGGCCGGTCAGTCGATGTGCCGGCTGACTATCGGTTGCGTGGCGGATCGCTGCCGCGGTTCGACGGTTGGGCACGGGCGGCAGGGCTGGAACCGCTCGGCGACGCTGTGCCCGCCAGAGCCGGCGATGTCCTGCTGTGCGAAGTCGCGCCGCTGCAGTTCCATGTGATGATCGATGCCGGGGACCGGATGGTCCACGCGCACATCGCACTCGGCCGGGTCGTTGCCAGTCCTGCGCCTGCGCCCTGGCCGGTCCGGCGGCGCTGGCGGCTTCAGCAAAAGGGTTGATCATGGCTACATTGGTGTTGAGCACGGTGGGGACGCTGGTCGGCGGACCGCTGGGCGGCGCGCTGGGCGCCCTGATCGGACGTACCATCGACCAGACAGTGCTGTTTCGGCCGAAGGATCGCGAGGGGCCCCGGCTGACCGACCTTGCCGTGCAAAGCTCGCAATACGGCAGCGCAGTGGCCCGCGTGCATGGGCGCGTGAGGATCGCAGGCACCGTCATCTGGGCGACCGATCTCAAGGAAAGGCGCATCCGCGAAGGCGGCGGCAAGGGCAGGCCGGGGACCACGCGGTACAGCTACTCGGTGTCGTTTGCCGTGGCGCTATCGTCGCGTCCGATCGCCGGGGTGGGCCGGATCTGGGCCGAAGGCAATCTGCTGCGCGGTCAGGATGGCGTGTTTACCAGCGAGACGGGCTTTCGATTGCATCACGGCCATGGCGATCAGCCGTGCGATCCGCTGATCGCTGCCGCCGAGGGCATGGACATGTGCCCCGCCTATCGCGGCCTTGCTTACGCGGTGTTCGAGGACATGGCGCTGGAGGAGTTCGGCAACCGGATTCCTTCGCTGACCTTCGAGGTGCTGGCCGACGAGGGCGAGGTGGCACTGGGCCCGCTGGTCGCAGAGATTGCTGGGTCGGAGAGCCCCCCTGCCGGAGGGTTGGGCGTCACCGGATGGAGCCTGGCCGCAGCCAGTCGTCGCGAGGCGCTGGAGGCGATCTCGACCGGTTTCCCGCTGGCACTGCGCGACGCGGGCGGTGACGTGCAACCAGCATGGCGCGAGCTGCCGGACGATGCGGCCGTTCTGATCCCCCGCAGCGCGTTGCTGCCGGCATCGGCGGAGGCGAGCGGACTGTTCCATCACCAGCGGCTTGCACCGGTGCCGGAAGCGCTGGCGCTGCGCTATTACGAACCCGAGCGCGACTATCAGGCCGGACTCCGCCGCAGCGGCACCAGCGCCAGCGGACACGCCCGACAGGTCGATGTTCCGGCAGTCATGGAAGCGGGAATGGCGCAGAACCGGGTGGAACGGCTGGCCGGGCTGGCGCGGGATGGGCTGGAGCGGATCGAGCTGCGTCTGGCGATGATCGACCCTGCCATGCTGCCCGGACGGGCGGTGGAGATCGAGGGGGTCGCCGGTTCGTGGCGCGTGCGGCGCTGGCATTGGTCTGCCGAGGGCACCGATGTCGAACTTGTCAGCCAGCGGCGCGGGCTGGCCGTCGTACCTGTATCCAGCGATCCGGGACGCAGCATCAATGCGCCCGATGATCCGATCGGTACCACCCGTTTGGCCCTTTTCGACCTGCCTTCGCCGCTCGACCGGCCGATGGCGCATTCGCATATCGCGCTGGGTGTCGCCGGGGCTTCCGGGGGATGGCGCGGCGCGCATGTCTATGCGGTCGAAGCGGATGGGTCGCTGGGTGAAGCGCTCGATTTCCTGCGGATCGGAGCTACCATGGGGATGGTCCTTTCGCCTCTGGGGACGGGCACGCCCCTGCTGCGCGATGATCTCAACACCCTTACCGTCCAGTTGGTGCGCGATGCGCCGTTTGCCCTGGTCAACGCCGATGACGACGCTCTGTCGCGCGGGGCCAACATGGCGATGGTCGGTGCAGAGCTGATCCAGTTTGCGCGTGTCCAGGCGCTGGGCGACTGGCAGTTCAGGCTTTCGGGCCTGTGGCGGGGACGCGCCGGGACCGAAGACGAGATCGCGGGCCATGCCTCCGGCGAGGTGTTCGTGATGGTCAACGAGGCGCTCGGGCTGGTCGATCCGGACCGCATCGGTGCTGGCCCGGGCTTTCGCGCGGCTGCACAAGGCAGGGGTGACGATGCGCCGGTGCTTGCGGACCTGCCGCGCCATGGTCGCGCCGTTCGCCCGCTGTCGCCGGTGCATGGCCGTGTCGAACAGGGCGCAAGCGGGGAGGTGACCATCCGCTGGACGCGCCGCAGCCGCGCCGGCTTTGCGTGGCGCGACGAGCTCGACGTACCGATCGGCGAGGACATCGAGGCCTATCGCGTGACGGTGCTGGTCGATGGTGTCGTGCGGGCCGACCATGACGTCGCAGAGCTCGCGCTCACCCTTGATACCGTAACAATGGCCACCCTTCGCGAAGGGGCTCCAACCGTGATCGAGGCTGCCGTCTCCCAGCGCGGCGGATTGGGCCTGTCACCACCGTTGCGGCTGTTCCTGCCGCTATGA